TTGACTGGGTCAACAGTTGCCCTAAACGTACTAGAGTATCGGTACCATCTCTTTAACATCTTCGATTCAGACGTCGGAGGCGCCGCCTCTGACACCCGAGTTTGGATGTTACGAGGGAATGGTAACGCCGCGAACTCAGTTTCAATCTCTCGGAACTGAGTCCACAGGTTCTCAAGGCTCTCCCAGTCAAGGGAGCATCCCGGAGAGTCCGAAGATGCCTGAGGCAATAAGATTTCCTCTAGCTTAGTACGAAGGTCTCGAGCGGTTATGACCACATCCATAAAGGCCTCCCTGTACACGGTCTCATTCAAGGAATCGACCACCTCGCTAGGCGTGGTGACTTCAATCCCTGGATGATTCGATGCACGGTCGGGCCCTCGTGGTGTCGTGCCATAATGTTCACGATCCCTATAGACCGTCCCTAACCTCTTAGCCAGAGCTATCAGCTCTGAATAAGAGTCTAGGTATTCGAGTATGAGTTTTACCTCTTGCTCGAAGAATAATCTACAGAGACCTTGAACCCTGGTCATGGAGGTCTTATACAGGGAGGTTACCGATTTTAAGGGTAGCCAACCTTTTAGACCTTTATAACCAGGCCCCCCAGGACCGTAGAACGTGATTATATAGTTACGCAATCGTTTTGGGAGACTGAAGAGGCGTTTTGATGCTGAAGCCTTCGCGCGGTACCCGTAACCTAAGACAGATAGCATCTGTCCAAACGTTAGTGAGTACTTACGCGTTAGCTCCAATAGGCCAGCTAGGGAAAGCCGGCCCACCACAAACTCGGCAAATGGAACCATTGATACGTTCACTCCGTTAAGGAATGTCCGTTTCGCAAATTCCAACGCCTTGCCTGATGTTGAAACTAAGGACTTGTGGTCCCCAATCCCGACATCTAGTGCCTTCATTATCCCAGCGTATTGTTTGGCGACACAGTCACGGGCTATAACTACGTCATCTCCCAAGATGGCGTAGCCCTCGTACCATGGCTTAGTAGCGGTAAGTACGCCCGCCTTAAAGGCGGACCACTGAACGATTGCATGGTGTAGAAAAGCCAGCATCGCCCAAGAACTGAGCGCACCCATTGGTTGTCCGGTAGCATACTGGACATATCCCAGCTCAGAAATCGATTGAGAACAACCGTTTCCAAACTTGATCGTCTTGGGACAGTGATACTTACGGCCAACCATTAGGCAACCCCACAGCTCTGCCCCCCAACTTGTTAAGAAGGGAGACAGTAGTACTTTTTGAAGTACGAT